ACCACAATCAAGACGATCCGAGACACCACGGTCAAGGCCCTTTTTGACGGCTTGAGTGAGGTCGAGATCGGGGCCAGGATCAGGGAAGTTCAGACGGATCTATCCGTCTCCAGGTCGCAAACCATCGCCAGGACCGAGACGCATCAAGCTATCATGAAGTCGCAGCATGACATTGTGGCCGACCTGGACCTTCCCCCCTACGTCAGGGAGTGGGTCAGTGGATCTGACGGCAGGGTGAGGAAGTCACACAAGGCCGCAGATGGGCAGCTTAGGAAACCAGGGGAGCCTTTCGATGTTGGTGGCGACAAGCTCATGTATCCAGGCGAGCGAGGGGGGAAGCCTGAAAACGTCATCAACTGCCTACTTCCAGATGCCGCCATCTCTTTCTTTCATCCTAAAAAACTCTTCAGAAGGAGATACGTTGGGGAAATCGTTGATATTAAACTCAATGGTTTCCCTAAGCTTTCCGTCACTGCCAATCATCCTGTACTTACCGACATGGGATTCAAGCCTGCTCGCCTCATCAATGAAGGTGACAATCTGGTTGTAGACGCTTTTTTTAATAGAGTCGCCTCTGTAGACACTGATATAGAGAGAGTGAATACCACAGTGAGCGAGCTGTTTTATTCTCTTGTTGAGTCTGGGAACTCTCCACGGTCTTCCGCTGGAATTATGGACTTCCACGGCGACATTTTTGATTCCAATGTCGAGATTATAGATATAGGCGGGTCTTTGATGGATAGCTTCGAGCCCTCTAGCAATACATCCATCAAGGATTTCTTGCTCAAATTTTCCGAAACGGCAAGAATTTGTCTGATGAACGATAGCTCTGTAAACAAGTTCCTCTTCAGATCGCTGTGCCCCTCTAACAGCATCGTGAGCAGCTTTGGAGATTTCTTGTCTCTGGTCAGGAGTTGCGTTTTTGAACCTAATGATGTTGGCTTCGCTTCCGCTCCTGGCCTTGAGTCCGAGCTTCTTAAGGCAGAAATTTATCGTGATTCTGTCAACATTGATGATTTTGGACATCTGAAGGACAGAGACCTCTTTATGATAAAGCTCTTCAACTCTATCGATAACAGTCTCCCATACTCTGGGTCTTTTGATTCCAAGTTTTTTGACGTATTTCTGAACGGAGCCAATGCTAACGCCGAGGGTATCAGCTATTTCCTTAGTGCTTTTCCCCTTTTGGTAAAGCTCCTTGGTTCTTTCTTGGCGCTCTCTACTTACAGCAAAACACTCAGCCTTGAGGTTGTAAGGTCCTCTCTTCTTTCCCATTACGATGGATACGTCTATAACATAGAAGATGAAAAGGTGTTTTACAACGCATCTGGCATAGTCAACAGGAACTGCCGATGTGTCGAGACACATTCCTTCGATGAAGAGGACATTCTCAAGGCTCCATAATGGCAACCTTCACAGTAAGCTCAGACGACAATTACAGCAATCTCACTGGGATTGCCAACAACGACAATATCACGATCAACAGTGGCGCCGTCCTCACTATCAACACTTCAACCGTTGAAATCAACGACCTAACCTGCATCACTTTTGGAACGTGCAGGTTTGAGAACGCCTCCACCACTACGCCGATAATTATCAGCATCGGTTCAACTGGTGGCAATAGACGCTTGAGGTTCGAGGCTGGCGGAGTCCTTGAGGGTGCTGGTAACTTAATCCAGATCGGCACAGGTGACGGCACAGCGAACCAAGTTATCACGCTACCGACGAGCGACACAGGGGCGAACATGCCAAATCTTGGCGGATTGTGGTCCGACCAGGGCGACACGCTAAGGGACTCGTCCAGTATCCCCAGGCTTCACATGCAAGTCTCTGACGCTTCTAATCCGTGCACGTTGGAGGAGGTTAGGGAGATCTTCACGCAAGACACCGTTGCTAACACGGTCACGATGGTTTACCCCGTGCCTGTTGGAGACCCGATCTATATGTCCAACATTGTTCTTGCACAGGGTGCAACGGCATCGGGGAACTGCATTTTTGATTTGGCTAACTCAGGGACTATCAATTTTCAGTACGTCCATATCAGTGACAGTTTTGACCCAAACTTTTCTAGCGCCTCCTCTGTGTCCCTTGATCATGTCGCGATAGCTGAACCTGTCGGCGACATCGCCCTAAACAGTCAGATCAACCCGCCGAAAATGAATAACTGTGTTTTTGTTGGTCCAACTTCAACCCCATCTATGAGCCTGAACGCGAGCGCCAGCGCGGGGACGTTCAAAAACGTTTGGCTAGACTCTGGGCTTATGAACAACAATGGCTTTGGCGTCACCAACACAGCAGGCGGTTATTTTGAGAGATGCCGCAATACATGCTACAGGGCGACCACTCAACAAGCCTCTAACGGCAGGGGCGGGTTCTACTTCACTGGCCCAAATCACACGGTTTTAGATTGCATAACAGCAACGGGGGCCCCAGCTATTTATGCTGCTGCTGGATCTGGCAGCATCAAAGTTGATAACCTCAAAGTTTTACATGGGTGCAGGACCACGCACTCAGTGACCACATCTATCGGTCTGATTCGCTTTCTGAACACCGCAAACAACACGGTTACGAGACTGCACCACCAAGACCCCGCCGTTTTTGGTGGGTGGGGCTTCAGGGGTGACGCCTTGGACATTGACTCTGGGACGGTTGATTGCACTTTCGATGACGCTGTGATTCACGCAGGGGCGCAGGACTGCAACGCTGTCTTAAACGAAGCTGGGGTGGGCTGTCGATACAACAACTTCACTATCTACGGGCAGATCAGGAATAAAATCTTGGACTTTCAGACTTCATCAAATGGCGCTCAGATCTCCAACTTTGTCATGGACGAGGTGCAGACTCAGGCGGCAAACGCTGAACTTGGGGCAGGCACTAAAGTAGATCAAGTATCAACTGGGAGAAACAGTAACGGGATAGCGACAACGGCTATTGGTACGGGCGTTGATTGCATCTCGTCTGTATTTTACGACTACAACGACACCGACCAAACGACCGGAAGGTGGCATACAAGGATGAGCCCAACAGTCGAGGAAACGGACTATCTCACCATTGTAACTCAAACGGGGGCCATCATCTTCAACAACAACAATCGCTTGTACATGACCGCAGCGGGGGACCAAGTTGAGCTTGAATCAAGGGTTCACTACAATATCACAGGGTCAACGGGAGGCTATGGGAATAGCGGATCAGGCATCGGCAACTTCACTATCGAGTTTGCCCTTCGCCGTCCCGGTGGCACATACACGACTTACAGGTCGCCAAGTTCCACCAACTTCAACACTTCTCTAGGCGAGCTTGCCGCAGATGCCCAGAACCGCGCCCAGATCAAGTGGAGGATCACGCGGGATGTGAGCAACGCAAATGACTACATCACCCACCTCTTTTTCAATATCGACCTATCGGGCGACCCTTATCCCTTCGTCCTAGTCGCCCCGCCAACGCTGACCATCGAGTCGAACATTGACCTCACAGGCGCAGAGATCCGCATCTATGACAATGAGTTCGGAGACAACAACCTGGGGACTGAGCTTGTAGGAACGGAGACGCACACGGGTGCGACTTACTCAACAGATCAGCTTGGCACCAACAACAACGTTTGGATTCAAATCATTCAATCGGGATACGTCGAGTTTGGGCAGGCCTTCACGATAGGTGAGTCGGACGTAACATTCACAGCGAACCTACAGCTAGACAACAATGCCTAGGAAGCTGCGAGCCCAAAAGATCGAGATTGATCTCCCCACTGAAGGCGGGGAGACATGGGTTAATGCAACTCTTCAAACGGTCATCAAGGACGACGACTACAAGACTGTCCAGCGCATTGACCGCACGGGGGGAACTCATAGGGCGCTCAGTGCCGTGGCGCTGGAGACTATGAATTTCACAGACCCATTGACCCAGGAAACCGCCTCGATATCTGGGGCAGGTGTGGCGCTCCTCATCAAGCATTTTGTTGTGAAATGGATACAGGAGGATAATGGCGGCACGATCAACGAGCTTAGGGACTTGATAACCGAGGAATGACATGGCGACACCTGTTCTAATCGACGAAACGAACTTTTCCACCCTGCTAGTCCAATCGACCCAGGGCAGGGCAGGGACGCCAGATGGCAACATCTTCTTTGATACCACCAATGGCGTCATCGAGTTGATCACCGCCGAGGAGTTGGCTAACGTTGACCTTGGTTCAGGACTGGAGGCTAACCCCCTCACTAACGCCCTTGGGATCACACTCAGGGGCTTGTACAACTTCGAGAACCAAGAGCGCCGAGTTGATGAGTCTCTAAGGAACTTCAAGCGCGTGATTGATGGTCCCTCTGGCTACCGTTTCGCGGGTGCCTTCAACTTCTACAACGGCAACAAACTTGCCGCTGATGCAACATCCACAACGAACAACGACGACCGTTTCAAAATCCGCAATTCAGGCTTTATTGAATACTCGGACGCAGGCACCAACGTCGACCGCATCTATCACGGTGTCCGTTCTCTCGTCGATATCCTTCCAGGTTCCCAGCCCTACTATTCCCTTTTGACCTCAACCGATGAGACGACCGCGCAGGCTGGCGCATGGTCGGACTTCTTCAGGGCTGGGGATGTCGATGAGGTGGTGCAGGTTTTCGGATCGACTGCCAATGGTGACACCGGAGCGGGTGACTTCGACTTCACGACCAGGACGCTAGTTGCTAGGGTGAGGACGTTCGGCCAAATCGCCGGAGAGTCCACCTCAGTGGCGGCAGGGATCAATGAGTTCTCTGGGTTCTCCGGCGGCTACGGTGTGGGTGAGTCTCCAGAAAACGCGAACCAGTACAATCTAGCCGATGTCTACGGCGGTGCTGCAATCGCTCCATGGACCGGGATGACCCTAGAAAAGCTGGTCACGCCCCAGACCGAGACGGGATTCAATGAAGCAGACGGAGAATTTACCTGGGTTCTTCACAACACCCTGGGCGGGACAGCTCAAGAATGCGCCGCTTTCCTCGATGCCGTAGCCCTCCAGGACGCTGATATCGACACAGGGGCTGGAACGTACAACGGGCGCAAGGGTCGAGTCTGGTATGATCGAGTGGCTGGCAAAGTGGTCACGCGCTCCATCGGCGGGGAAGGGCTTTTTATTGAGAACTTGAGTCCAGCCGAGCAACAGAACGTGACCTTTACAGATGACGCAGGCGACACCAAGACCTACCCCTTTGTCGTCTCCGTTGAGATCACCGTGGGAGCCGCTGCGGTGGCCGATGCAAACGCATGGTATCGGGTTATGTACCTGGACGGGTCGGGCTCCCTCGACTTCGATACGGCAACCGCTGTAGTGGTTCAGGACAGCACGGGGACGGATGTGAACGGCAATGTCTCCGCTGATGCCGTAGCGAACAAGATCACTTTCGCTTATGCCTACGACACGAACACCCAGGCAGGTCTACCCGCTGGGACTGACAAGGACTGTGTTGTCTTGGTTGAGGGGGATGGAGGAGTCGCCCAAGCGTTGACTGAATTCACAATCACGCGATCCTCAACGGTCCCTGTCTCCTGCGTCCCACCAACTGACAATAACGCCTAGTGCCAGTCGTCGCTTCAGTCGATTATGACCTGAAAAGGGTCTACCTGGATGCCTCCACCGTTGGGGGCCAGGTGGACATGATGGACGTTTATAAGGAGGTGAGGGCCCTCCGCGTCTCCACGGACTCCCACAGGAACTATCGACCCATGGTCCTAGGTGGTGGCAACATCCAAAAGACGGCGACGACCTTCACGCCTCTTTTTGTCCAGCTTCTCTATGGATGCAGGATCGTCCCATACGACACATCTCACACGCTCACGCTGATCCGTGACACCTTCACAGACGACAACTTCAGCGGCGTGGAAGTCTTCGACCTTGCCCCACTGAGCCCCACCACATCGGTCAATATCCTATTGTCCGTTCCCCAGGTCGAGGTGATTACCGTAGGCGCTGGGGCTGGAACGGTAGACGCGAACATCGTTGAGGTGAACGGTTACACCGTCCAGGGCGAGGGTACAGCACTAAACCCATGGGGGCCAGCGTGAGCGCATGGGGCAATTCATGGGGCGCTCCCCAAGGTGGGGCCGTCCTGGTTCAGGAACTCAGCGCGAACCTTGAGACGAAAGCGACAACTTCCACCATGTCACTTTCAAGTGACGCTTTGACCTCCACCGCTACAATAGTCACGACAAAGACCTCCACTTTAACCAGTTCCCTTTCGAGTTCCACATGCTAGAAGTTTTTACAGGCGACGACTGGGATATTGCTGTCACCCTGAAAAAGGACGGCTCCCCTTTCGATGTCAGCACAGCAACGGCAATAGAGGCAGCTATCGTCTCCACTGATGACCGAGGTGTCGAGGTGCTTGTTCCTGCGGTGACGCTCGATTCTGGGGCAACTGGGGCAGACTGGGCAAATGGTGTCGTGGTGGTGGAGATCCCCAGCGCATCGACGGGAAGCCTATCATCTGGGGCGGCCTACATTGAGATTCAAGTGACCATGGGCGGGAAGAAATCCACCTGGCCCAGGAACAAGTTGACCGTGAAGAAGGGAACCATTGCCTAGTCACCAAGGATACGACACAACCCCGCCTAGGTATCAGCCCGAGACGGGGAAGACTATTAAGTCGAATGGTGAGGTCCGTGATGACACGAGCGGAGTTGACCGCTTCGACGTTGTGGCTTATGGGACCAGGTTTTATCCCATTGCAAACCTAGACACCTCCAATAAAATCAAGGCATATGGAAATTAAACGCGCAATAATTCCATTCACAGAGATCAAACTAGACGGGGATGACTCCAGCCTAGGGATCTTTGAGGGCTATGGGTCCGTCTTCGACAACGTTGACCTTGGTGGTGACATCGTCAGAAAAGGCGCATTCACTGAGTCCTTGAATGAGTGGAAGTCAAAAGGCCAGCTCCCCCAGCTCCTTTGGTATCACAACTGGGAAGGATTGATCGGCGACTGGCTGGAGATGTCCGAAGATGACCGAGGCTTGAAAGTTCGCGGCAAACTTTGGATTCACGGCGATCTCAAAGTCCCCGAAGCGATCAAAGCCTACAATGTCATGCGCGGCACTGGTCCAAAAGGATTGTCTATTGGCTACATGGCCGAGGAGTACGAAGACCGCGAGATCATGGGCGGCTCTATCGTTCGCGAGCTCCTGAAAGTGAAACTTTATGAGGTCTCCGTTGCCCCATTAGCAATGAATCCCGAGGCTTCAGTTGATTCCGTTAAACGGTTTCAAAACACCCCTACCAAGCGCGAGGTTGAGAGGCTCCTGCGGGATGCTGGCGTTTCAACTCGTTGTGCCAAGGCCTTGTTGGCTGGTGGATATGACGTTGCTTTTCGTGATGTGAAGGACGACATTGCCGCCGCTGGTCGAGACGATCAGCTAGACACAGACAGCATCCTAGGCTTGTTAGACAACCTCTCTACAACCCTTAAAGGAAACTGATATGTCCCAAGAGATTTTGGACAAGATCGGTGGTATCCATGACGAGTTCAAGAAAGCTCAGGATGCCGTCGATGTGCAATTAAAGAAAAGCGCCGATGGTGCTGCCGAGATGAAATCCAAGGTAGACAAGATTGAAGCTGATCTTGCCGCTACATTGGACATGAAAAAGCAGATGGAGGAGACTCAAGCATCTGTTAAACGCATTGCCGACAACGTAGAAAAAGCCAAAGAGCAAGCCGAAGAGAAAGGCATTGATCTGAAAGCTTACGCTTCTGGCATCAAGAAATTCTTGCTCAAAGGTGACAAGGCAGTCTTTGACGAAGCCGAACAAAAAGCCATGTCCGTGGGTTCTGACCCCGATGGCGGCTACTCTGTCATGCCCTTCATTGGCGACATGAACAGCATCATCTTTGATACTTCTCCCGTTCGCTCATTGGCTTCCGTGACATCCATCGGAACCGACCGCTATCAAGGCTTTCTCCGTGACGAGCGTGTAACCGTATCATGGGGCGACGAGAACACCCAGGGTTCAGAAAACACTGCCAAATACGGCAAGTTCGAGATCCCCGTTCACAATCAAGTCGCTATCATGCAAGCGACCGAGAACCTTCTCGAAGATTCCGAGTGGGACATCGCCCAAATGCTCCAGCAAGACGGCGTTGACGAGTTCGGACGCGCAGAAGCTACGGCTTTTGTCTTGGGTGATGGTGTTGACCGTCCTCAAGGCTTCCTCACTGCCGAGGAGAAAACCTCTAACGCTGACGTGTACGAGCGTGGCAAAGTTGGCACCTTGGTGACAGCTTCTGCTTCTGCCATCGCCTCCGACGAGTTGGCTGATCTTCGCTCTTTGCTCAAAGTAGACTACCGCGCCAATGCCCGTATCGTCTACAACCGCAAGACTGAGGGTGTCCTTCGCAAGCTCAAAGACGGCCAAGGCAACTATCTATGGCAACCTAGCTTTCAAATGGGCGTGCCTGATCAAATCATCGGCCAACGCACCGCCATCTTTGAAGACATGCCCGACATCGCCACAGGTGCGAAGGCTGTCGCCATCGCTGACTTCTCACGCACCTATTTGATCGTTGATCGTCTTGGTGTATCCATCTTGGAAGACCCCTATACTTCCTTTCCTAATCGTAAGTGGAAAATGCGCCGCCGTGTTGGTGGTGGCCTCCAGTCTTTCGATGCCATTAAATACCTCAAACAAGCCTAATCGGAGGTTAGAGAATGTCTAAAAGAGACGGAAAATCAAACTGCAAGCGTGTAGCTTCCATCGTTCCCCAAGCCGTCAGTGGTGACGTTAACGGTGTTGAGGTTGACGTGAAAGGCTTCGACGCCGTGACTCTCGTTGCTCATGGTGAC